CAACTGTATTACAGGTTTACGAACCTGTTTTGCTAATGCTACCAGATATTTTGTATCAGTTTGCATTATTTATCAAGTCTTTCCTATATTCATTTTCTTCTTTTGTGACCCACCACCGCCACCAGTGTCCTGTGCAGAACTGCCGGGAATCTGTTCAGCGGGTTTGTTAGGCTGCACTAATTCATCGCCACCTTCAACATTTGGCATACCCATATATTCACGGGCTTCATTGGGAGTCATTATTCCATTAGTAACTCCGGCTGTAGCAAAGTTCATTTGGTCTAATGGTGCGCCCTTTAAGAAGTCGCTAGTGTCAAACTCAACACACAATGATGGGTAACCTGTAAATAGGTGTTGCTTCAGCTTCTCTTGGATGTTGACCAACATAGGATACATAGTCCCTTTATAGAACTCATCCATTTGGGTTTGGCTGTTATTAAACTTGCCATCAATAATGCCAATCATTTGTGGAGGCACACCAAATAAGCCGCAAATCCTACGCATGGTCTGCATCTTTAGGTTAGCAGCGTCAGCATCTTGCAAGTTAAGCATTTCCAATGGCGTGTACTTCATGCCTTGGTCCAGCAACATGCCTTGACCGGGCTTAGATGGGTCAGACTGGCGTGAGCCAGTCATATTGCTCCAAGCCTCTTTCAGACGGGCTGCAATCTCTTTGTATTTGGCATCAGGCACAACAGCATCGGTTGTAAACATGCCAGAAGGCTTTGCACCGTTCTGCATTACATAGTTTGCGTACAGGTCAATGTCTTGGTCCAAGGCAACCAACTCAGCAGCCAAGATACCTTTGTTGAAACCGGCAGAACCTTGCCATGCCATCTCTTTGCAGTGCATGATTTGATGCGCTTTAAGTGGCTGGTCACGGCTAAAACCGTAAGATGGTGTAGACAGTCGATAGGATGGATACCTAGCGGGATTAATGGTCACAGCAATTAAAGTGCTATCCAAAATGTACATTTCCAAAGGTGTCTCTGTTGCAGACTCTTGGTCTTTTCTCCACCATAAAGTAAACGCTTCACCAGCAAGCTCATACCACATGAGCCACTGATACCAGAACTCATATTTGCTCTGAAAGTTATTTGGATTGTTTAAAAGCTTGGCTACTTGCTTTGCTTTTGTCTTATCGCGAGTACCAACAGACGGGTCTTTGATGGCATTTACATATTCGCCATCTTCGCTTTCGCAACAAATATTGATAGGCAGTTGTGCAAGCGCCCTAGCCTTAATCGCAATACAGGACATTACTGTACTGTTGCGAGTAAGCATAGACATGTCAACAGGTCGACCAGCATTGGTAGTGCTGGCAGTTGTGACGTAGAGTATCTGGGTATTTACATTTGGTTGCTGTTTATTACTTTGGTAAACAATATTGTTGCCCAATGCAGTCTGACCAAACAACGAGTTGCTCTCATTATTTGTTACTTTTTTACTGCTAAAAACATCCAAAAGTCCCATGATTTTCTCCTATTTACGCACATTCTACCAATCTAAAGACCTAAAGCCAAATGATTCCGTAACGAAAACATTATCTAGGTGGCAGTGTAGCGCCATAATCATAGAAATAATACCATCAACTTTGGCAGATGGGTCTGCCTCATTTTTACGCACCTTCACATTACCGTTGACATCGGTATAAACCTCGCAGTTTCCAAGTTGCCAACCCAAAAATGGATTGCCGTCATGCTTTATGGCTTTCTTGAGAATAAGCTGCTCAGTCGTTTTGCTTGGGTTTGACAGTACAGCCATACCTTGGCCCACTTTTTTGACAGGTAGCCCGTGGCTGTATAGGTTTGCAACCAGCGCAGCCGCGTTATAAGGGTCAAAGGCAATTTCTTTAACATCATGGATTAAACACTCCGATTTAATGTAGGTTTCAATCTCATTTAAATCAGTCACATTACCTTGTGTCAGCTTTAGGATGCCTGAAGCTTGAGCTTGAAGGTAAATTGGCTTGTAATGGTTTGGCACAAAATCCATTGACTCTTCCGGCAAGAAAAACTGGAACTTGGCATAGAAGTCTTCTTCGCCATATCTGTGCAAAGTACAGACAGCATTTAAATCTCGGCTATGTGCCAAGTCAAAAGCAATAAATGTAGATTCGGGTTTATCCTGTGGCAATTTAGCAACAGACTCATCCCAGAAGCGCCTATCAACCCATGCGCTATTAGCAGACACATAGATGTTTAACTGCTTGCACAGGAACTCATTCAAGCTGGCTGGCTTGGCAGAAGCTTCCGCAGCCATGTGCTTAATATGCTCTTTAGTGACCGACACGCCCAACATAGGGTTTGCCTTAATCCAGATGTCAGGATTGCTCCACTCATCTCCGGGGTCAATGCTGTACAGCAATCCAAACCATCTAAAGTTGTCTTCGGCAGCACTACGCAAAACAGAACGGAAATGGCTCAAATCTTCATAAAACTTGGTTTCTTTAGTAAAGCTGGCAGTGGTCAAATACATCCGCAGTGGGTTCTTACGAGCGCCCATACCAGAGTGCAGGACCTCGATAGATGACCTTTCAATAATCTGGGCTGCTTCGTCTACCATAGCCACACTAGGGTTTTTACCGTCACCCGTTTTCCTGTTCTCACGGGATAGGGCGCGGTAGGTAGAAGTAGAGTCGCCGGCCTTCTTTAGCTCACTTCTGTAAACAATGAACTTAGCAGCAAGCTCTGCTTTCATGCCTTCCACAATGGCCTTAGATGAGTCAAAGCAAATGGACGCTTGGTCGCGGTTAGTAGCTAGGGTAAACACCTCTGCGCCAGCATCGCCAAACTGCAATTCGTACAGGGCAATGATGGAAGCAATGGTAGTCTTGCCAGACTTCCTCGGCACAAACAACATGACATCCGTTACCCAGCGGGTATTAATGTCATTCTTTGCTCGGAAACCGTAAATGCCAGCCAGAAACAAAATCTGAAATGGCTCAAGCTTAATTTCTTTGCCAGCATCTGGACCTTTGACATGTCGGCAGAATCTGACAAACTTCAGGATGTGTTCAGCTTTGTCGGGAATAAATTCATAGGGTGCGTCTTTGCGCTCTGCCATATCGAGGAACCGCTGGCAACCCAGCTTTACATCCTCACATGCTGCTATGTCACCACGAACTACGCTGATTGCGTACTGAAACGCTGGCTCAAGCAGTGGCGAATAGCTCATCGATGTCACTAGCTTTAGCTTTTAACTTTGGGCGACCACGGGCAACAAGCCCAAGCTCCGCAAGAATTTTGACAGCTTTGTCAGCCATTTCAGTCCGAATCTTGTACCACGGTCCTGTGGCTTCACCAGAATTGTACTGAAATGTGTGGCCCTGTTCACGGATGTTGATTTCAGCAGTCAGCAAGCTGTCCACAGTAATGACCAATGTGCCAATCAGCAGTTCATCAGATGCCGTAAGTGAGCCAGTTGAGCCTTCAACTTCTGCGCGAATAGCTGTTTCAAATGCTTCCCTGCTCCATGAGTTAGGGTCATTCAAGTAGCCAAGAATGTGACGGGGTTTTTTTGCCATATATTCTTTCTATTAGATAGTGCATCCTACATGCAATTTTCTTTTCTTAGCAACATAAGCTGCTTCAGCCTCTTCAATAGTGTCAAAGTAACCAATGTGAACTTGCTTACCACCAGTTGTAATAACTGCCCTCCATCTCCTGTGATTCTTCTCTCTAGATACACCCAAGACACCACAAGATTTATTGTGACTTGGCGCATATTTTTGATTTTCATTATTTACCGTAATACTTACATCCCGCAAATTCTCAATGCGGTTATCTGTTTTTATACGGTTTATATGGTCAATGTAATGTTCAGGGAATTTGCCATAAACATACAACCATGCAAGCCTATGCGCTCTATAAACACAACCATCAACGCCAATCAAAACATAGCCTTTAGGCGATGGAGAGCCAGCAACATCACCAGCATGAACTCTTCTGCTATGGGCAATCTTCCATTTGAACAATCCAGTTTCAAGGGAATAGTCCAACAATTCTTTTAATCTGTTTTGCGTAACATGTGGCTTCATATTTACCTCTCATGCTAAATGTACCACACATACCAATACATTACACCCCCTCCTGACTTTGCTCCCCTACGCACATGAC